TTGAACGGTGTCACCTTCTTTGATAAAAGGTGACGAACCGTTCAATGTATCATTCTCGCTAGATGCTATAAATCTGATGTTCCTATTTTGGAAATTATTATTAGTGTATTTGCGAATTAACTGTTCAATACTATCGAGCTTCATTTGTAAACTATCAGTATTAACATTTGGATATAGCCTTGTCATTTCTTCAATAGAAACTATCATGATTTAACCTCTACTTGTCTTTGAACTGTGCAACAACTACCTTTGACTGATTAGTGATTGCTACTGTGTAAATCTCATCTGCTGAAATATCCGTCTTTCTAGCTAGTGAACGTCTCTCCGTCTCAACGTTCACATCACGCTTCATGAAAATTGTAACTGCTGGTGCTTCGTCCTCTGATTCCTTATCCTCAGTAACCTTTAGGATAGGGCAATTATACACACCCGCAACAGCCTTAATCTTTCTTGAAGGTACGATTCTAGCACTTCCAATCATTCCGATTTCACCACGCATCATTACTTCGTTGTTGTACTTGTCTGCGGAAATGAAATCCTTATCAAGTCTAAGCTGTGTAATCTGCTTAGGTGATACGAACATTACTTTGTCGCTAATTACTTCCTCATCGAATAGGTCGATAGCATTAACGATGCTTGCGTAACCGATGATCGCAGTCGCACCAGCTGTATATTTTAGCTGTGCACCCTTTGCACACTCGATAACATCAGCATCAACCTTAGATGCAATAGATTTACCAAGCTGTGATGTTCCCTCTCCTACGGGGTTACCATATCCCGATAGAATAGCTTCATCAGTTAGCTCGATAGCCTTCATTACCTTCTTAACCTTCGCTGTTGTAGTTGTAGCGGTTAGAATAGTAGTTCCACACTCAACACCCTCAGCCACATCTTCAGCATCTCCGATATACTCGAATGTTGGTATTGTGATAGTATCTCCAGCATTTGCAACTAGAGTATCATCTACCTTCGCAAACGGTGTAGCCACAATCTTCTGTTTTACCTTTGCAGTTACCGCATCAGCCATAACCTGTGGATTAACTAGGTTCTGAATCTTTGTTGTTCCTGTTGCCATAATTTTTCCTCTTTCCTTTACTTCGTCATCTCGTCATACAACTCTTTGTTGTTTTCAAATAGCTCTAACCTCTTAGCATATGACAGCTTATCGAATTCCTCTTTAGTCATTGAACCGCCTTTATCACCATCATTATCGGGTAGTTTCTTAACATCCGTTTTCTGATTCGTGCTTGATTCAAACTGATTAGGATACTGCGTTTTGAGTTCTCCGAGCATATCGGATAGTCCAGCAATCTCACCGTTTTCATCAAGTTTCAGTTCTCCCTTTTCCTTCAGCTTGTACGTGAGATAGTCAATATCCCCAGCCTTCGCATCGAGTAGGGCAACTTTGATAGCTGATTCAACTTTTGTTTGTTCGAGTTCCTTCTGTAATCCCTCGATTGTTGATTCAAACGTGGTGATTTTACTCTGTAATTCAGAGTTATCTGTGGTATCCTTCTTTAAATCTTCGATAAGCTTGTTAGCTTCCTTTAGCTTCTGAGCGTTACCATCATAATCACCCTTTAGTTTGTTGTAGCGAATATCAAGGTTTTCTTCACTCGTGGTGAATATCTTGTTCGCTTTCATCTCTGATTCAATTGTTTGAATCTGTTCATCACTCAGTTCGAGCGATTTCAAAATCTCTGATAGTGTCATACTTCTAAATCCTTTCACTTTACAATTTTTACGTGTTACGTCACGTTAATGCGGATAGATGTTTTACGTGTTCCCACACGAATTTTTATATACAAAAAGAACGCTCTTTCGAGCGTTCCCGTTGCCTAAATTAATTATTTAATATAATACGTTTAAATTGAGGATTCCGAGATCATACACATCTTTACCCTCATTCAAACATCGCTTAATTATTTTGATAATGTTTTCTTCACTCTCCCCCATAAACGGAATTGTTGGAAAAGAATCATCAAACATCTCTAAATAATCTTGATTCAATTTTTCAAATTCGCTCATATTATTTCACCCCTTTGATAATTTCCCTAAAGGCTTTATATGAATTTGGTGCATACTCTTTGATATAATCCAACGATTTATCATTACAAGTTTCTGCCGATGCTATATTCGCCCACAATTCTCTAGCTGTCATGACATCTCTACAATATCCCTTAAATTCCTTTTTGGTTTTCATCCCAGTTACAGCCAAAAACTCTTTTGCGTGGTCTGTTCCGGTCATTTTTCTGCTAAGTTCCAACCTATCATATAGCATATTATAATAAGTCTCACCATGACCCCAATAAATTCTATTTCTTCCACCAACAAACACACCATCAACGAAATCTTGAACACCACCGCTTAAATCATCATCCTTTAATCGTTTTTTAAGTTCCTCAAAACCTATTGATTCTAAAAGTTCTTTGTCTTTCCTCATCGCACCCATGAACTCATCCGAACTTGACAAAACTTTTTCGAAAACAAAATCAGCAAATGAAACCGATTTATTATCAAATTTATCTGCATATGAATGTTTAACCTTTGATGACAAATTATAATCCATGAAATGACCGAATTCATGTGTTAGTGTAAAAAATTTATTACCTCCAGTAACGTCGGCACACCAAGTGATGTTATTCCATTCGTGATCAAACGCCCCTCTACCTTTTATGTACTTATATTTTGATACATCTTCGGAACGAGTTTTGTATATTTCGATTATACTATCATTATCACAATTATCTAGTAGTTTATGGAATTCATCTTTATTAGAACCCAAAGATTCATTCAGTTTAATCATGTGGGAATAATCATTTGGTTTATTTTCAGCAGTAACATTGTTCAAGTAGTTCTTGCGAAACGTTTTAAACTGTTCAGATTTATCGAGTTCGAAATAATCCGCACGTTCTTGAAGTGTTTCAAGTTCATCTTCATCTAATGCCCATTTTGCACGTTGCAATAGGCAACATCTACAGTTGCATACGTTACGAGCCGAGCCACCGACTGATGGGGCTTCCATTTTCTCACCCCCAACATCGAATTCTTCATCCCACTTGATGATTGTTCCGTCAACCTCTCGATGTGCATCTCTCGTTCTTCCATCAAGTGTTGCATCCCATTGTTTAAGAACATCAGCACCGTTCTTGATTGCTTCGAATCCTGCATCCAAAAACCCCTGTTGCTGAACTCTATGCCCTTCCGTTCTCGCTATACGTATAGAATCGTTCAATGCTCTACGCATCGGGGAATTCATGCCACTAGCAATATTAACAGCAATATCACCCCATGATTGACCTTGTGCTATTCCACGTGATAGATTAGACCTCACACGAGTTTTTAACAAGTCAACATTCTCATTTACACGATTTCTTAACGGATTACCCTTATAATATCGCCTTGATAACTTTGAATCAGTCTGCAAGGCTTTAACAACGGACTTGTTATCAATCGGTATTGCCAATGGTATCTTCTGTTGGTGTAACAAATACATATTGCCTACAAATCCGTTGTTATAGCTGTCTTTTAAGAAATCATCAATGGTTGTGTATTCTTTATTCAGTAACTGATTTAATGCACCGTCAACTTGTGATTTAATCGCTTCTTGGTACTTCTTTTGATATATAACGGATTCTAAACCCGTTTCATCATATCGTACACCTAATTCTTCGATTCGTGCTTTTAAATCTTCCCTAGCCTTCGCATACACCGCTTTCAACTCTGCGATTGTTCGCTTTTCATCTTCGAGTTGATATTTTGTGATTTCTCGTTCCCATTTATTCATCGCCTAAAACCTTCAACGGGTCATCTTCGAACTCATCGGGGATGTTATTCTTTACTTCCTCATAATCGAGTCCAAGAACATCACATATCGATTTAATAACGTTCTTATCATCGATAACCCCATGTAATCCAAGTATTGTGTTGATTTCAATCTGCCTTGTTTCTGCTTCAGTCTTGTAAATCTGTGCGTTATCTGATGCGTTAGTCATAACTTCACGTTTGAAATCAAACCATACATCTTCAACTTTATACGCTGAATTGTTTTTCTTGTTGATCTCATCAATAACAACTTTAACAATCTTCTTCAAGAACTGTTTTAGCTTAATTTCAAGCTTGTTACACTTTAAATCAAGTAGTGCATATCTTGACTTAATAACGATATTAGTTATGTTACCGTCACCAATCTGAGCCGAATTGAACCCCATACCAAATCGATAGATGTTCTTCTCGTCCTGTTCCATCTTGGTCAACCTAGCTTGATATGGAATATCCACCGTGTGAACTTCCACACCACCCTCGGAATCAACCCCGATAGTTTTCTTTGTCTTTAGATTCTGCGATAACTCATCTAGGTTATCACCCTCGAAACCTCTTACAACATGTAACGGATGGTCGAAATCAGCAAGATTATTTGACAAACCACAAGACATGATATCGTAATCATCGATAATACCCTTAATCGCTTTAAGATTCGATATTTGCTTCTTGTTATTATCGAGCCTGAAGAACGGTATGAAACCAAATGGTTTATAATACAAACTGTTATCACGCTCATAAATAACGTGAGGACGTGGATTGATATCAACACTATCATCTAAATCAATACCCCCTTCATCGTTCTGAACATAATACGTTGTTTTCTCATCATCCCATACTTGAATACGCTTGATTACCTTATTATTCTTTGCGATTCTGTCGATGTACCAATAGATAACATAATTACAGTTATCATCTGTATCTTTCGCACGAACTTCGATTACACCAAGACTATCGGCATATTGAAATGCCAATCTATCATGTTCGTTCTGATATGCGAATAGATAATCAAAACCCTTCGTGATTGTTCCCGTCAATAGGTCTGTCAATTCAGCCTTGAAATCTTCATCAAAGTATTCATCAAGTTTCGATTGTAACCCCTCAACATCTGAACGAACGAATGAATCATCACCACTTAACATATACTGAACTTGCTGGTCTACAAGTTCAGTAAAGAACGGATGCGAAATCTTGATGTTACTTCTTGTTGTATCCTCAACCAACTCACCATCTGAGTTGTAATAGAACATGCGATAATTCAAAATATCGTGTTCACCTTCGTAATATCGTTGTGCTTCTCTTGCTTTTCGCTTACGCTGTGAGCCAGCATCATCAGATATGAAGTACCTTATTTCTTGTTCTGTTAGCATTATTACCCCTTCATGAACTTTTCTGTAATATCGTAAATCTTATCAAGGTGTGAGCCTACGAAATTACATACTTGTTCTTCATCCAAACTCGTGAATCCACATACACCAAACGAAAAAAGAAAACAATGTACAAGTTCATGTATCACCGTTTCCCGTGTCATTTCTTTACTCAATCCAGTTCGTATTGATATCTTTTGTGATTGATATTCTGTTAAGCCGAAATACATTCCGTTATCGCTGTTCATCAATGATTTATCTTCATCAACGAAATCAATATTCCAAGTTAGATTATTAGCCTTAAACCTCATATCAACCAACCTTTTCGTGAATTAATATATTTCTCCAGTCCGTACCTCATAGCATCCATAAGGTGATTGAAATCATCAATCGGTGTGTTAGTTTGATTACCGAACTTATCTTTTGCCCATGTGTAGTTAGATATCTCAGTAATGAAGTTAACACATCTAGGATGTACGATGATTTCAAAGTTCTGAATCCATTGAATACCGTTGTTAACGGAATCTTTACCCTTCTTCGCACCCTTAACATGTAGCCCATAACTCTTTAACTCATCATTTGATTTAGGTTCTGAACTATCGGCGGTTATCCGTTCCTTCGCATATCCCATGTTTACAATCTCATTATAGATTTTATTATTCGATAAACCCTTCTTGTAGAACTCATCGAACACATAGATTTTGTGATTCTCTAAATCAACCATGCTCGCAAATAATGCTGACGGGTCATTTGTATATCCATAGTCAAGTCCGAACGCTGGTTTTAGATTATCGGATATTATCCCATCTTCCCCAGCATCGTATTCGGCTTGTGTAACGAACTTGAATTCTTGTTCCTTCCAGTTCTCATATACAACACCTTCAACGCTACCCCATTCACCAAGTCCAGCAGTTCGATATCGTCTAGGGTTGCGAACTCTCATTCGCTCGAACAGCTTTTCATCAGATTTATCTAGCCACTCATTACATAAGTAATTAGTGGTGATAGCCAATATATCATCATCACACACATTATTATCAAAGAACGTTGATTTCAGCCAATGCCTTTCATTCCAAGGGTTGAATGTAATAGTTACTTGCTTGAAGAGGTTATCGGGAACTTCACCACGTATAGATTCATCTATCGTATCAAAATCCTCTTTATGCATGACCTCATAGGCTTCTTCAATCCACATCCAACACAAATAACCATGTTCAACGGTTACCGATGTAACCTTTAATGAATCGTCAAGACCTCTGAAATATATCTTCTGCCCTGTAGGCTTGTAAGTTGCTTGTAGTGGGGATTCTTTAAAATCCCAATGCCTAGCGACACCCAGCCGATTAACCGCCCATTTAAGTTCGGTATAACATGATTCTTTGAGTGTTCTATAAGTCTTTCTAACAACTAATAGATTAGCTTCGGGATACTTCATCATGTTGTAGATATACCACAACGCAGTTGTTTTTGATTTCTTCGATGCTCTCGAACCCTTAACAACTCTATATCTACCCTTGAAGTTCCAAAACTCTTTATATCCCTTACCAACAACTTTTGGTAAATAAATCTCCATGAATCAACCTCTTACATTTACGATTCACACATCTGTGTGTTGTCATCAATCCCTCAGTCATGAATGCTTGATGATACTTGCAATATGCAACGGGATAATATGTGAAGTTACCATCAATTAGTTGAACCTTGTATCGAGATTTAGGCGGTTTGTTTTTCAACCGCTCTTTTCTTCTCTTTCTCTGTGCTTTCCGATTCCCCTTGCTTCTATTCTTCAAGTTCATCTTCTCCCGATATGATCACGGGTAAATTCATGTTCACATCGAACTTATCACTAAACATACCAAGATGTTTGCCGAGTAGTTCGAGTGCTTTCAGCTTACTAGCAAGCTTAACTTCACGTTTGCTTGACCTACCATTAATCGAATCCCCGTTTTCCACCTTGTATGATTCAACACATGCTAAATCATCAGCACTAGCATCGCTCTTGATTTCTCCGTTCTCATCAACAACATCGTTGAAGTTAACAAACGCTATTCTTGCAAGCTCCTGTATAACTCTATCTTGTGTGATTCCCGTTCTTCTCGAACGTTCCGCAAGTGCTTTATTAATTGCCTTTTTAATATTGGGTTTTGCTAGGTTTTCACATCCTATGTCCTTAGCAGTATCAACCGAATAACCCGCTCTAATTGCCGATTGTGTCGCATTGAAGTCAATCAAATATTCTTCAATGAATCTCTTTTGTTTATTCGTCATACTTAATCCACCTCAAAAACGAAAAAAGAACCG